GCCGGTTGATCTCGTGCCGATGATCGAGCGGCTGGTTGCGATCGAATCGACGCTGGACCCGTTGGACAATCTGCCTGCGCGCGTGATTGCGCTCGAAACGAAAGCGGCGCACCCGTTGCCCCCGCTGCCAGAGGTGCCCGTGGTCGATCTCACGCCGGTCATCGAACGCGTGGTGGCCCTCGAAGCGACGATTGAGCCGTGGGCCGATGTGCCTGCGCGTCTCGTCACCCTCGAGACCAAAGCTGCCATGCCGCTGCCGGACTACCACGATCGCTTGACGTGGATCGATGGCCGTCTCGGGACCTTGCACGAGCGGCAGGCCACACTCGAGGAACGCTTTGGGCCGCTCGATGGTGTGCGCGACAAAGTGATCGCGCTCGAAACGAAAGTCGCAACGCCGATCGCGTTGCCAGTCGTGCCGCCTGATCTCACCGAACGGGTTGAGGCGCTCGATGCGGTGGTTGATGGGCTCAAGGTTGCACAGGCGACCTGTGATGCGCAGCTCCGCGTGAAGGTGGCCACGCTCGAAACCAAGTCCACTGCGCTCGACACGTTGACCCATTTGCACGAGCGCGTGGCGGCGCTCGAAACACACCCGCCATTATCAACGCCGAGCGAGCGGGTCGATCTCGCGCCGCTTGAGCGCCGCCTCTCCGTCATCGAAACCAAAGCGGTCGGGGACGAGGCGCCGCAGATCGCGATGTTGCAGAGTGGCTTGCAGCAGATGGCCGGGGACATGGCGTCGCTCACGGCGCGGATGGATGACTGTGAAGCACGCATGGATGCGTGTGAAGCCAAGATGGGCGCGTATGAGACCACGATGCCAGATATGACGATGGCCGTGCGGGACCTCGTGAAGGACGTCAGTACGGTGCGCGAGCGGATCGCGGCGGTGGAGGTGCGTGCGGCGATTCCCGGTCCGCCGGGCCCGCAAGGCCCCGTGGGCCCGCAAGGACATGACGGGGCGATCGGTCCGGTTGGCCCCAGTGGTCCGGCCGGGCGCGACGGCGTCGACGGCGCCGATGGGATTGCCATTGAGGACCTCGCGATCACGCAGACCGGGGAGCGCTCGGTCACGCTGGGGTCGCCGCGCAAGGCCATCGGGACCGTGACGTTCCCGTTCGCGATTTATCGCGGCGTGTGGGTTGAGGGGCAGACCTATGAGCGCGGGGATGGGGTGACGTGGGCGGGCTCGATGTGGCACTGCAATGAACCGACGACGACCAAGCCGGGCGATGGCACCAAGGCGTGGACGTTGACGGTCAAACGTGGGCGCGATGGCAAGGATGGCAAGGACGCGCCGGGCGTGCCGGTTGTCTCGGTGGGGAAACGATGACGACCCTTCCGGCGCTCGCGCCCGCGCGTGTCGCACGGCTCTGGCCGGGTGAACGCGTCGTGATTCTCGGCGGCGGTTCGTCACTCACGCCCGAAGACGTCGACGCCTGTCGGGGCAAGGCGCATGTGATTGCCATTAAGGAAGCGGTGCAGCTCGCGCCGTGGGCGGAGGTGCTCTATGCGGCTGATGCCAAGTGGTGGCGCTTCTATCACGGCGTCACGGACTTTGCGGGGCTGAAGTACGCGATTGAACAAGATGTCGATCAGGTCCGGACGCAGTGGGAGGACTGGGGCATTACGGTGTTGCGCGCAACCGGCACCGAGGGCCTCGAACTCGATGCGAGCGGCCTGCGCACCGGCTACAACTCGGGGTATCAGGCGGTGAATCTCGCCTATCACTTGGCCGGGGCGGCGACGGTGATCTTGCTGGGGTTCGATATGTGGACGGGCCCGAGTGGGCAGCAGAATTGGTTCGGCGCGCATCCGCTCCACACCAAATCGCCCTATCCGATTTTCCTGCACGCCTTTCGCACATTGGCCGGTCCGGCGCGTGCCGCTGGCCTGCGCATTATCAACGCGTCGCGCTTCACCGTGCTCGCGTCGTTCCCCCGCCTGTCACTCGAGGAGGCTCTGACGTGTTGAAGCCGGTGTCGTACTGCGTGCCGGGCGAAGTGACCTCGCCCAAATTTGCCTACGGGTTTGCGAAGGGCTGCAAGGGCTCCATTACGGACGAGTACACCTATCTCTTCGAGGGGCCGCTCGCGCTCTTTGCCTCGCCGCCGATGTGGCCGCTCATTCGTCGCGCGCAAGCGGCGGGGCGGACCATTTACTACGGCGACCATGGCTACTTCGGTCGGCGTCGTTTCTTTCGTATCACGAAGAACGCGTATCAACACGATGGCCGTGGCACGGCGAGCCCCGATCGGTGGATCTTCTTTCAACGCCCGATGCAGCCATGGCGTAAAACGGGCCGCACGATTCTGGTTTGCCCGAATACGGCGACCTATTTTGGGTTGCACGGGCTGAATGTCGATCGCTGGTTAATTGAGGTGCGCGAAACGCTGGCTCGTGTGACGGACCGGCCGATTCGCATTCGGTGGAAGGTGACGGCGCGCCCGATCGAAGACGACCTCGCCGATGCGTGGGCGGTGGTGGTGTTCAGCAGTGCGGCGGCGCTCGATGGGCTTGTGGCAGGCGTGCCATGTGTCACGCTCGCGCCGTGGGCGGCGTCGCGCCGCATGGGCCTCACCGACCTGACGCAGATCGAATCGCCGATCTATCCCGACGATCGCGACCCGTTCTTCTGGAATCTTGCGAATCACCAATGGACATGGCAAGAAATCTTCGGGGGCGTGGCATGGCGAGCCCTGCAAGAGGAAGAGGAGACTCGTGCTGCCTAATCGCGATCGCCATCCCGGTCGGCGTGTCTTTCTCGGCTTCGATGCCCACGAAATGGTGGCGTGCAACGTGGCCGAATATTCGCTCTATCGCTATGCCTCGCGGAATCTGATCGCGGTCGATCGGATCTCGATGACGTCGTTGCATCAACATTACACGCGGCCAACGACGACGCTGCCGAATGGGCAATTGTTCGATGAGATCTCGGACGCGCCCATGAGCACGAGTCATGCGATCGCGCGCTTCTTTGTGCCGTTCCTTTGTCATTATCAAGGCTGGGCGCTCTTTACCGATGGGGACGTGCTCTTTCGGACCGACGTCAACGAGTTGTTCGCGCTCGCCAAACCGGAATACGCCGTGATGTGCGTGCAGCATCCGCCGCTCTTAGAAGAAGGCGTCAAAAAAGCGGGGCACGTGCAACAAGCCTATCCCCGCAAAAACTGGTCGAGTGTCGTGTTGTTCAACTGCGGGCATCTCTCGAATCGCCAACTCACGTTAGAGGTGCTCAATGCGTGGCCGGGCCGGGATCTGCATGCGTTTACATGGTTGCGTGAGCACGAGATTGGCGAGCTGCCCGCGCGGTGGAATCATCTGGTGGGCGTGAGCCCGCCGGATCCGACGGCGGCGATCGTGCACTACACGCTCGGCACACCGAATCTCGAGGGCCACCAGCAGGACGCGTTTTCGGCGGAGTGGTTTACCTCGGCGCGTGTCGCCGGGTATCGCTTTGCGGCGGCGTTCGCGACTGAATAAGAGAGGACTGTGATGACTGACCATCGACGAGTACCGAAGCGCGACGAGCCGCATCGGCCCGCGCCTGAGCCCGAGCCCGACGAGACGTCGGAGCCGACTGATGATGCGACGCCGAGCCGTGCGCCCTCTGCGCCTAGTCCACCGTCCACGCATACGGAACCGGGCATCCCGCCCGGATCGGGACTGGCGCCGTCGCCGCCCTCGCCACAGCCCAGACCGCCAGAACCGACCGAGGACTGACGAATGAAAGTGGCGGCTGAACTTGCATATCGGTTACGGGCGCGTGAGGCGCGGGGGGTGTGCCATCGGTTGGGGTGACGAAATCGTGGCAGCGGGCCAAGCGCAACGGTTGTACGATGCGAATCCGTCGACGCGCATCACGATCTGTGATGCGGTCGGGACGCCGCGTTGGCATCCGATCTGGCAGGGCAATCCGATCATTGCGACGCCCGATCAAGTGCGGTGTGGTGAGCCGGTGCGCGAGATTATCAACGCGCCGAATGCGCGGCCCTACATCGTCTATCCGTTTACGAAAGAGACCGGCTGGACCTTTAATCAGCGCTTCCACTGTCGCGAGCATGTCGCCAAGCTCTATCTCACGCCGAGCGAGATCGCGCGGGGGCTCGATGCGCTGGCGCAGTACGGCCCGTACGTCCTGATTGAGCCGTACACCAAGCACGAGAACTTTCGCTGGCCCTATGCGCGCTGGGCCGCGTTGGTGGCGCACTGTCCGGATCTGACCTTTGTGCAGCATGTGCATCATGAGTCGTTCATTCCCATTCCCGGCGCGCACCACGAACACGCGACCTTTCGTGAGGCCTGCGGGTTGGTGGCAGCGGCGACCTGTTATGTGCGATCCGAAAGCGGCCTGTGCCATGCGGCGGCTGCGTTGGGCACCCCGCAAGTCACGATCTTCGGGGGCTGCATGGATGCGAACGTGATGGGTGGGTACGTTGGCCAGACGTGTCTCGTCGACGGGTCGACGGACACCCCCTGCGGTCGATGGCAGGCCTGTGCGCATTGTGCAGCGGCGATGCAGCGGCTCACCGTCGAGACTGTGGCGGACACGCTGCGCCTGCGGTTGCTCTGTCCACTCGGTCCCGGCGACACCGCGTTCGTGGTGCCTGAGGATGAGGCGTTGCCGGATCTGACCGTGGTGGCGAGCGATCCCGTCCTCCCACCGCCGCGACTGCGACGACGGAGGGCCCATGGCGCGGAGTGATCTCGTGACGCTCGAGGAAGCGAAGGACCATCTCCGCGTCTCGGGCAATCGGCTCAATGCGGACATCCAAGCCAAACTCGACGCCTCGGTGGCGATCGTCTACGACTATTTGCAGCGGCGGGATACGGTGTGGAATGCGGCGATGGAAGACTGGACGGCGGACACGGTCCCGCTGTCGATCAAGCAGGCGATTCTCATTCAACTCGGGGAACTCGATCGGCGGCGCGGGGATGATGCGAACCAAGACACACCGCAAGCCGATCGCGATTATTTATCGCCCACGGTGATGGCGCTCTTGAAACGCCATCGGGATCCGGCACTCGCATGAGACGCATTGCGGCGGCCGCCAAAAACCAATTCGTGTGGCTCGATAAGCCGTTACCGGAGGACGAGGACGTGCCGCCGGAGCCGAAGACGCTTGATCCGAATTGGGCGTGGGTCTCGATTCAGCCGAGCCCACCGGGGCCCTATGACGAGAACAAAGTGTCTCACGTGGTGCACATGGATTATCACCCGGACATGACGCTCAACACGCGGCTGACCACCGAGGATGGGCGCCAGCTCTGGGTGCGTGGCATGCAAGACGTTGAGACCAAGCATGTCGAACACATCCTGTTTTGTGAGGAGGTGCTCACGCCATGATCAAAATCGAGTGGAGTGGGCTCACGGAATTCCTGCAACAGTTTCATGGCATCCCCTCGGATATCGAGCAGACGGCGCGCACGATTATCACGACGGAAACCGAAGGGGCCGCGCAGGAAATTCGGCAAGAGCTGGAACACGTCTATCAATCACGGACCGGGAATCTCGTGAACGGCGTGCGCACGTTCTATCCCAAAGGCACGCTCTACATGGGGATCGTGCGCAATGTCTCGCCGCACTCGCATTTGATGGAGTGGGGCACCAAGGATCGGTTTTACGGGCGCGCCCGACGCGGCAAGATTCAACAGCCCGAGCCGAAGATTACCCCGGTCATTGCCCGGCGCCGCCGAGCGCGCATGTCGCGGCAGCTCGTCGACATGTTGCGGGAGATGGGGTTTGAGGTCAGTGGGTACGAGGAGAGCAGTGCATAGCGCCGCGTTCAACTACGTGCGGAGTGTGGTGGCGCGGGGGCTGCCCGAGGGCGGCGTGATCGAAATTGGATCGCGGGATGTCAACGGCAGTGTGCGTCCGCTCTTTGCTGGTCGCCCGTACACCGGGATCGATCTGGCTCCGGGGCCGGGCGTGGATGTCATCTCGCCCGGCCATGTCTACACGCCGCTGATGACGCCCAGCGTGGTGGTGTGCACGGAAGTGCTCGAGCACACGGCCACCGGAGCCGAGCTGTGCGCGCACGTCTATGACTACTTGGCGGATGGGGGCGTGTTCATCGTGACGGCGGCGGGGCCCGATCGCGCCGCGCATTCCGCGATCGATGGGCTCGCGCTGCGTGCCGATGAGTATTACGGCAACGTCTATCCCGATACGTTGCGGGCGTGGCTCCGGCCCTTTCAGGATGTGCAGATCATCGTGAACTCCGAGACCCACGACATCTATGCCACCGCGTGGAAAGGCGAACGGGTCGTGCACGATTTTCAATGGCGCAAGCGCGTGTTGCTGGTGCATCCGGGTGCGAGCTTCGCCACCGCCGATGTGTATGACGGCTTGCATTACGGCCTGACCAAACACGGGATCCGGACCTACGAATATCGCCTCGATGTCAAATTCAAGCGCGCGAAAAACTGGTTGAACTACAACGCGCGGCAGGCGCGCAAAGTGAATCCCGAGATTCCCAAACCCACGAATGCGGACATCCTGTATCAAGCGGGTATTGGCATTCTCGAGCGCGCCCTGCGGTATCAGGTCGACACCGTGATCGTGGTCAGTGCCTTGCTCTTACATCCCGATGTCGTGGTGTTGCTCAAGCGCGCGGGTGTGCATGTGACCGTGCTCTTTACGGAAACGCCGTACGACATGGACCGCGAACTCAAATTGGCGTCGCTCGTGGATGGCTGTTGGACGAACGAACGGGTCACGCTCGCCGATTTTCAACGGGTCAATCCGCGCGTCGGGTATTTGCCGCATGCATGGCATCCCGAACGGCATCGCGTGGATGTGGCGCTTCCTGCTGACACGCCCGCCTATGACGTGGTGTTTGTCGGATCGGGGTTTCCCGAACGGATCGCGTGGCTCAATGCGATTGATTGGCGGGGCATCAATCTCGGGCTCTTTGGCACATGGGATAAGCGTGAGTTAAAACCCGAGGTGGCCGCGTCTATTCGCGCCAAGCAAATCACGAATCAGTACGCCGCTGAGTTGTACCGACGGTGCAAGGTCGGGATCAACCTGTATCGCAACTCGACCGGGTTCGGTCCGTTCTCGAGCCCGATTGTGCGCGCGGAATCGTTGAACCCGCGCGCCTACGAGCTGGCGGCGCTCGGGGTGTTTCATGTCTCCGATCATCGTGACGAAGTGACGGAGATTTTTGGGGACCTCGTGCCGACGTTTCGGACGGCCGAGGAAGCGACCGCATTGTTACGGCGGTGGCTCGCCGACGATGCCGGTCGCGCCCGGATTGCGTCACAACTTCCGGCCCGTGTGGCCGAGTCGTCGTGGGTGGAACGAGCCGCCCTCGTCATCGGGGACGTGCAGACGCTTTTAGCGTCTGCTGCGTGACGGTGCTGCACATGCACCGTTGGACGAGAGGGGCACGATGGCTCGACATCACGGGAAAAGTGGATCAGTGTTGCTGTCCACGACGGGCAGCGGGACGCCAGCGGCGACGGTGTCGCTGTCGGCGTGGACCTTGGACATGGATACGGACCTGGTGGACGTCACCTGTTTTGGGGATACCAACAAGGTGTTTGTGCAGGGCTTGAAGAATACCCAAGGCACGTTCAGTGGGATCTGGGATGACACGTTTGATGCGTTGTTTGTCGCGTGCGATTCGCCGACCGGCTGCAAGATCGTGCTCTATCCTGACATTGTCAACTCGAGTGGCTACTACTGGCGTGGAGACTCGTGGTTGTCGGCGAGCGTGGATGCCTCGAATACGGATGCCGTCAAGGTGAGCGCGAAGTTCTCGGCGCGCGGCAGTTGGACGCGCAATAGCTAGACTGGGGCAGCGATGGCGGTGACGGCGACAGGCAAGGCAGGCACCATCAAATGGAGCTACTTGCCTGCCGTCGTGTTCGGCCCGTGGAGTTTTCACGGTGAAGGGGGCGGAGGGACCTTAACGGCGCAAATCGTCAGCTTCGATGAGTATCGGGTGTCGCAGCGCCCGCTCACAGCGGTGGTCCCCGCTGGCCGCGTGGAATGGCGGTGGAGCGTGACCGATTTGCAGATCTCCGGCACCACGTTGACGGCAACAGTGGTGCGACTGTGAGACCCAGCGTCTAAGCAGCGCTGGTTATGGCGTCATGGTGGACGCGCATGGCGCGATCGTGGTTTGTCACTCCGGAAACGGTCCAAGTACCGCTGCCCGAGGGGCAGTGGATCGAACTCAAAAAGCGGTTGACGGCAGGTGAGGCGCGGAAGGCGATGGCCAGTCTCGTGTCGGAAGTGCGTACCGATGGACGCATGACCCCGAATCTCGAGATGGTCGGCAAAGCCGAACTCCTCGCGTATCTGGTCGACTGGTCACTCACCGACGCGCAGGGCAAGCGCGTGCCGATTGATACGGCGGGCAAGAAGCTCGCGGCGATCGACAATCTCGATGAAGACCGGTACACGGTGATCGCGGACGCGGTCGGCGAACACGTGAAAGCGATGACGGCGGAACGGGAGGCCGAAAAAAACGCGCCGGGCACGTCGACCACGTCCGAACCGACTTAGCGATCTGTCGCATCATGCACTGGACGATGACCGACGTGCTCGCGCTTGACGCGGACACGTATAACCTGCTCGTCGAGATGCTCGACGAGGAAGCGCGCAATCGCGACTCGGGGTGAGCGATGGCTGTCTCTGCCAAATTCCTCGCTGACTTCACGCAATTCGATTCGGCTGTGCGTGGGATGGAGCAATCCCTCAAAGGCTTGATGGATTACACCAAGCAGGTCGAGGGGCGTCTCAATCAATTTGGCGATCAGTTCTCGGGCAACAACGTCATCACGCAAGCGCTGTTGATGGCCGAAGCGCTGAAGAAGATTGGATCGGAAGGAAAGACGGCTGAAGAAATCGCGAGGCTGGGTGATGCGGGCTTAATTGCGGCGGCCAAACTCAAACTCACCACCGCCGAAGTCGAGCAAATGGGTCGTGCTTCCAATGAGGCGGTCGACAAGCTGCAACTCATGGGCAAGACGGTGCCAGAGTTGCTGGACGTGACGGCGACTGCGTTCAAACGTGTGGAGGAGAGCACCAAAGATTACGCACAGACCATTACCGGGCTCGCGGCGGCCCTCGCGACGGCCAAGGGTGCGTTCTCTGAACTCAAAGGGATTGTCACCGAATGGCTCGATGTGCATCGACGGGCTGAAGATTCGACCGTCCGGTTAACCACGGCGTTGCGGGCACAAGGTCAAGCGATTCCCGAAGTGATCGATCTGTACAAACAGCTCACGGAGAAGTACAGCGACACGACCGTCTTCAGCGGGTCGTTGCTCCGCGAATCTGAGGCATTGCTCGTCCAGATCGGGAACGTGATGCCGGAGCAGATGGATAAGGCGTTGCAAGCCACCACCGATCTTGCAGCGGGCTTGCGCATTGATTTGGAAACCGCCGCGCGCATGGTAGGTCGTGCGATGGAAGGCAATGTCGGACCACTCCGGCGCTATGGCATTGAGATCAGTAAGGCGCAAGTCGCGGCACAAGGTGCCGCAGCCGTCTTCGATGCGATCGGCGAAAAGATGGGCGGTCAAGCGGCTGCGCAGGCCGAGACCTTTACCGGCACCCTCGACAAACTGGCCTCGGCGATCCATCACGTCGAAGGTGCGTTCGGCGATTTTATTGCGAGCGTCTTGAATCCTCTGATCAAGGGCTTTGTGGATCTGCCCGAGCCGGTACGGAATGCCGCGATTGCCATTGGGTTGTTGACGGGGACGATAACGGCGGCGGCGACGTTCTGGGTCGGGCTCGGTGGTGCGATCAAGTTGGCGTTGCCCTTACTGGGGGTCGAGCTGCCTGCTGCCGCCACGACCGGTGCGCTGGCGATGACTCTGTTCAGCAAAGCGATTCAGCTTGTGCAAGGGGCGTTGACGTTCCTGTTTACGACCCCGGTTGGTCTGGCCATTCTTGGCGCGGCGGCATTGGCCGGTGGGCTCTACTACCTCTATACCCAAATGAAGGACACGACTGATGAGACGATCCGATTTGGCCAAGAGGCGGGGGCGCTCCCGACGAAGTTATCGTCCTCGACCGAGCGTATCACCGGGCTGAGCGCTAATGTGGAGGACCTGTCTCAAAAGCTCGACCCGGATTTGGCCGACGCGTTCGCGGAGGTGCAACGAAAAACGGCGGCATGGGATAAGGAAATGCAGGACGCGCAGGCGCACGCGGTGCAGATCGGCCACGAAGGGGACATGCTCGCCGAGCAAGTGCGGCAACAAGCGGCGAAGGTCAAACAGGCGCACGACGACGAGATCGCCTCGAACAAGAAGCGTGCGGCCGAAACGCTCGCGGCGGTCGAACAGTTGCGCAAAAATCTCGCGCAGTATCAGGCCCCGGCGTACGACCCCAAGCCGACCCAAGAAGAGATCGACTCGATTAATCGGCGGGTGGAGGCGCAGAAAAAGGCGCGCGAAGAGGCGGAGCGTTATGAGAAGTCCGTTGAGTCGCTGACCCAGAAACTGGGCGGCGGTGGGGTGTTGACGACGGCGAAGCAGTACGAAGACGCATTAGGACGCATCGGAGGCGCCTCACAGTTGACGGCGCATTCAAACGAGGAAGTCGCCAAAGCCTTCCAAGCGGTGATCGATCAATACAAATTGATGGGCGAGGCCGGAAAGCCGATCGTTAAGCATTATCAAGATCTGCTCGATACGATTCCGAAAGTGCCTCCGGCGGTCAAAAACTTACAGGCAGAGTTTTCGACGTGGGGCACCACGCTCGATGCGAACGGCGCGCTGATGCGGACCACGATCGGGTACTTCCAGACGATGCCGCGTGATATCTCGGCGGCGGCGCAATCAGTACACGCCTTTACTGATGAACTCGTGTCCTTTTCGGCGACCTATCACGGTGTCCGATCGAATCTGGCTGATATCGATTTGAGCAAGTTGATCATCGCCATGCCCAAAAATATCCAGAGTCAGGATCTGACCCATCAGACCACGGCAACGGAGAAGTGGAGTAAGTCGATTAGTGAATTGGCGAACTCGTTCGAGAAGCTCAGTCATACCGGCAAGAAAGCGATTGATGACATCGTCAAAGAGATTGCCAATCTGATCCAAACCTACGATCAGGTCGGGAAGGCACAGGAAATCTGGACGAAGAACCTCACGCAAACCGACGAGAAAAACAAATTCTACAAACGCAACATCCTCGAGATGGCGGCGGCGTTGGGCACGATGGCCGCAGGCTTCATACAGGCCACAGGTGAGGGCAGTACGTTCTCTCGTACGCTCGGCGGCATGATCACCGGATCACAAATCGGGGAGTCGTTGGGGATGGCGATTGGGGGACCGATGGGTGCCGCGATCGGGAAGAGTCTGGGCGCGGCGATCGGGGCCACGGTCGGTCTCTTGCGCGGCTTGTTTGGCGGGCCGGATAAGCAAGAGTTGGAAGGGCGGGCGGCGGCACAGAAATTCATGGACGGCATGATCAAGACGCTGTCGACCGCGCAGCTCGCGGAGGCCGGGAATCAGCGGTGGGCGCAGGTCACGATTGCGGTGCGTGATGCGTATATTGCGGTTGGCAAGTCAGCGGCGGAAGCGGAGGACGCGGTCCGGCGGTTGTGGGCCGCTGAAAAGCAGGGCAAAGAAGCCGTTGATGCCGTGACGGCTGAGATCCAAGCGCAATTTGACGCGCTGCAAAAACAGAATGATCTGCTCGAGAAATACAACCTCACATGGCAAGACATGGAGGGGGAGGCGCAAGCGCGCGGACTCTCGAAGGCGGTCAACGATCTGCTCGACGACATGAAAAATCTGCAGAAAGCGGGCGTCTCCCAGACCGCGATTCTCGATCGCATGGGCGACAAGTTCGTCGATCTCGCGGCAGCAGCGGTGCGGGCGGGACAAGGGATTCCGGCGGCGCTCGCGCCCGTCCTGAAACAGCTCGCGGAGATGGGCAAGCTCACGCAAGACCAAGTGAATGCGTTGTTGGGCTTGACCACGGAGACCGATGTCGATTTCAAAAAGATGGAGGAAGTGGCCAATAAGTACGGCATCAAGCTCGATTCGCTCGGCCCGAAGTATCAACAGGCCAAAACCAATTTTGATGCGAAGTCGATCATCGAGGATTTTCAACTACTGGTCGATAACGGGGCGGATGTCAACGCGGTGATCGCGGGGATGGGTGATTCGATCAACAAGGTCGTCGATCAGGCGCTCACGTTTGGCACACAGGTCCCGGCGGCGATGAAGCCGGTGCTCGAGGAAATGCTCAAACAGGGCAAGTTGACCGACGAGAACGGCAACCAGCTCGAAGACCTTTCACGGATTCAATTCGCGAAACCGATCGAGGAGTCGATCAATGACCTGATTGCCAAACTCGATGAGCTGATTGGCAAGATTGGCGGGACCGGCGACGCGTTTGCGGACATGTACAAAAAGGTCCCGCCGCCCCCGGATATGCCCTCGACCCCGATTGGTTCGCCGGGCTATACGATCCCCGGCACGACGCTGCCGGTGAATCTCGGGCCGAACTTCCGGCCCCAACCAGTCCTCAGTTTTGCGCAGGGCACGCGCGGACAATTGCTCGATTTCGGCGGCGGCACGCCTGCGATTCTGCATGGCAAAGAACGGGTGCAGACCGCTGCCGAAGTCACGGCCGAAGCGAATTGGGAAGCGCTCCGCGATGAGATGGCGGGCGTGCGTCGCGATCTCAAACGCCTTCCGTACGTGATGCGCGACGCCGCGCTCATCGGCTGATGCGATGCCGACCTACGGGGTCATTCACGTCAGTGATAGTGGCGCTCTAAGTCTCATCGCGCCGATTCGGGTCACGGATCTGCTGACCGTGGATCCGATTCTGTCCCCTTACAGTGTCGCGCTCACAGAAGCGATCACCGTCGCGGATGCGTACGCGTCGCAAGTGCAAGTCAGTGGCACCGATGAAACGGTGCGGACGGCGGATGCGCTCACGCCGCCTACGCTGACGACTACCGGAGGCCCCTATACCGTCACGGCGGCTGAGCCCGTGCGACTGCGGGACAGTGGGGCGCTGAGTCTGATCGCCCCGATTCGGATCGACGACCGCGACGTCCACGCGAACATCCCTTACAACATCGGGCTCACGGAGATCGTCCATCTCGCGGATGCGTACGACTCGTGGGCGTCCGAGGCGGGACAAGGCGAGGGGCTGAAGGTCGCCGATCTGCTGACGTTGTTCATGACCGGCGTGGCGCCCTCGGTGTTGAACCCGATCATCATGGCCGAACGCATCCGGGTTCGCGATGCGTTGGCGGATGTCAATGCGGGGCAGACGTTTCCCATTCATCTCAAGGGCTACTACATTGAGGGGTGTCTCGGCGGTTCGATTCGCGACACGCTGGTTTCGCAGGATTGGAGCGGCGGGTGCTGGCCGCTGTCGGAACTCGTCGACACCGTTGCGCACGACATCACCGATCGACGCAATCACGGCGCGTACACCGGTTCGGGGTTCACGCATGGCCTTGCCTGCGATACGCCGGAAGGCAACCTCGCCACGGTGTTCAACGGTAGCGGCTGGGTCGTGGTCCCGAACGATGGGGCGAGTGGTCCGCGCAATTTGTCGTTGGCGGGTGGCTCGGTCGATCTGTTTTGTCTCATGCGCACGCAGCACAATTCGAGTACGCCGCGCGCCATCGTGGCCAAGCGCACGTCGACCGATGGGTACTATGCGGGCATTCTCAGTGGGGCCGCGCATTTCCTGCTGTTTCGCGGCGGGACCATCATTGCCAATTTCACGCGCGGCGTCGTCGCGGATGACGCGTGGCATGCGATTCATTTCTGGTATGACCCGCCCTCGATGGAGGCGCGCATCTACATCGATGGAGTGCTCTCGGGTAGTGCGGTCGCGACGACGAATACGGATCTGATTATCACGACCTCGGAACTGCGGATCGGCAATGACACGATCGTCTCGGGCGGCGGCTCGCCCTTCATTGGGGCGCTCGCATATGTCATGGTCGGTCGCGAGGGGAATCCGTTGTTGGCGTCGCAGATTCAAGCGGCGCGCACGTGGACGCCACTCACGCATGATGTACGCACAAGTGATCGCATCGAGTGTACCTACGGGATCGAGTCGGCGAACATTTGGGATCTGGTGGCGAGCACGGGCACGTTGACGTTCACGCTCGACAACTCCGAAGCCAACAGTGGCGGACTCGTCGGGTACTACTCGATTGGCCATTCGAATTGTCGGGCGGGGTTCGCGCTCGGGATTCCGATCCGGTTCTATCTGACCTACGCGGGGATCAACTATTACAAGTTCCGGGGCAAGATGGCGAGCGCGTCGCCCGCGACCGGCGTGCATCGAAATCGATCGGTGTCAGTGACGGCGGTCGATTGGATGGATGTGGCCGCGCGCAGCTACTACGGCGATGCCTCGGTGCAGGTCAACAAACGATCGGATCTCGTGCTCAGCATGGTGGTCGATCAGGCCAGCTCGTCCCCATGCGCGATCAGTTTCGCGACCGGGTCGCAGACGTTCGCGTGGTCGCTCGATGCCGGGCAGGCCAATCGCGAACCGATTCTGAGTGAGATGGGCCGCATTGCGCCCTCCGAATTTGGCTACCTCTTTATCAAAGGCGATACGGTGACCGGCGGTGTGCTGACGTTCGTGCCGTCGGCGCAACGACAAGCCGACACGACGGTGAAGTGGTCGATGACCGACACGATGACTGAACTCGAGGTCGGCATGTCGAGCGAGGACGTGTGGAACGTAATCAAAGGCACGATCTATCCGCCCACCGTCGACGGGTCGCCGTCCGTGCTCTACACGCTGCGGTGTGACACGTTCAATCAGCATCCGGTGGCAGCGGGCTCGACGGTGATCATCGAGGGTCCCTACAGCGATGCGAACGATCGCACGGCGCATGCGGGTGGGGATAGCATGGTGACACCGGTCGCCACGACCGATTACACCGCCAATGCCCTCGCGAGCGGCGCGGGCGCCGATTACACAACCTACATGGACGTGGACGCGGCGCTCGGGGCGACGGTGGTGCGTGCGCACATTACCAATACCCACGCCACCGATACGTTCTACATCACCAAATTCCAGGTACGCGGCAACGGGGTGTATCGCAAGACCAGCACGCCCGTTGAAGTGCGCGACGCAGATAGCGTCCGCGAATTCGGCGAGCGGCAGGCGGCGATCGACATGCCCTATCAAGGGTCGGTCTTCACGGCCAATCTGCTCGCGAGCAAAATTCTCACGCTCTACGCGCAGCCGGAGATGCGCCCCAAGAGCGTCACGTTTTTTGCGAACAAGGATGTCACGCATCTCACGCAAGCGCTCGTGCGCGAAGTCGGTGATCGCATTGCCATCAAGGAAACGGCGAGCGGGATCAATTTCGGCAACGGCGTCTACATCAACACCGTGCATCTCACCGTGCACGAGGGCGGCTGGCTGCAATGTCAATGGGGGTTGGCGCCGCCATGGGTCGAGACGTTGCTCGTGTCCTACACCGGGCCGGTCAATGACACGTGGGACTTTGCCGGGGGTGCGCTCGTGCTCTCGACACCGGGCGTCTACACGCTGGTCTTCAATCGGCTCGGCGACACGATTTCGGTGCAAGGGGTCGGCGGAGGCGGTGGAGGCGGACCCGGTGATGCCGACAGTATCAATCAAGCGGCCGGGGGTGGCGGGGGAAGTGCGGCCTGTCAGACCACCGGGATCCAGATTGCGATCACCAGTACGACGACGTTCACGGCGACGGTCGCCGCCGGAGGTGCGGGATCCGGGAGCGCGACGATCGCGGGGTCGGCCGGAGGCCTGACGGAATTCCGCATCGCGTCGACGGTCTACATGCAGCTCCCCGGTGGCTTCGGGGGGAATGCCTCGGTCGGTGCGACGCCGGGCACGGGTGGCGCAGGTGCGGGCGCGGGCATCTCAGCGGGCAATGTCACGGCTCCGGCCAACGTGGCCGGGGTCGCTGGCGGCTCAGCTGTCGCGAACAATCAGGGCGCGTTCGGCACGAACAACACGAGCGGGGCTGGTGGCGGCGGCGCTGGTGGCGACACGACGTTCCCCGGCGGCGATGGCGGCAACGGTCGCGATCAGCTTGGCGGCACGCGTGGCAATGCGGGCAATGGTGGACAGAACGCGAGCGGCTTCGGTGGACAAACTGGTATCAGCAATGCCGGAGGCGGCGGGGGCGGAGGCGGCGGGGTGTCGATCGGGGGCGTGGTCGGCGGTGGAGGGGGCGGCGGCGGGGCGGCGGGCCTCGTTGGTCATGGCGGTGGCGGCAATGGCGGAGGCGGGGTCATTCGCATTATCAAGGTTTGACGCGGCCGTGACGATCTAAGTCGGGATCGAGAGGCCGACTTCTGGGACATCGCTTCGAATCCCTCGAACGATGAGGATCGACGGCCGCGTCAAAGGTCACTGATCAACGGCGCGCGTTACCGTCCGGCACTCTTGCGCGCTTCATCATCCTGATACTCGATCTTCTTGCCCGATCGTGTCTCGACGATCGGCAGGGTCACACGGACGATGTCTTTTCCCAACTCGAGCACGGCGACTTGATCGGTGCCTTTTTCATCTTTGAACCCGATCGTGAGGTAGTGGTTGCGTTTTTTCGAGAAGAGCGTGAGCAAGCCGAGGGGGCCAAGCAACACGGTGTACCCGATGGCCGCGCCGACACGCCGTCCGGCTTTTTGTCCGTATTCGAGATCGAGGATCTTCGCGTACGGGATCTGCAACCGTTGGCCTGCAAAGGGCGCTTCAGTGGTGAGGATCAGGGTTTCCGGATTCACGGTATCGAGCGTCCCTTGGACGGGCTCTTTGGCACCTGCGAAGATGCCGACCGAGCCGCCGAAGTACGCGGCTTTCTTGCTATCGACTTTGGCGAACAGGGAGACGGACGGCGCGAGCAGGACCGCGATCAACAGTATGGCGATGGACTTCCGCATGGGGGCTCCTTTACTGAATCGTGAGGGTCAACGTGTAGTTCTGGGGACGGGTCAGGTGCAGGTTGTCGACCCAAATCTGATAGGTTTCGGCGTTGGTCACCGTGCGGGCGATCGATTCCGTGGTGGTCCCGGCGGGTGCATCGGAACCCGCGAGCAGGCCGCACGCACTTTTGGGATAGAGCGAGGTGCAGCCGACGCCACTCAAGAAGAGATCGAGATCGACGGCGGGATCCGTCCACTGCAACCGCACAGTCATGTTGCCCGAGCGGGGAATGGTCAACGGGTGATGCACGCTGCCGAACGCGGAAACGGTGCCGGTGAGGGTTTCGCTATAGGGTTGTGGAGCACTGGGGGCAGTCGGGCTATCGTGCCCACCACACGCACTGACGACAAGACACACGAGTACGAGGGGGACGTAACGCATACAGGGGGACACTCCTTCGCAATGGGGCCGGTGGGCCTCACCGATTAGATGAGGTTATGAAATGATACGCGCGCTATCAACCGGTGACAAGTCCGTTGCAACCGGGAGAAAGTTTGGCGACAGGGCGCGTGCCGTGCTGTGTCAGTGCAGGTTAATCCGCCAACCGAATTGCGCGACGAGGGCTTCGAAGTCGGCGCGGAAGGCAGCAGTGGTCTGCTGATAGTTGGCAGACGGAAACGGATCGATGCGACCGCAGCGGCAGTACAGCACGATGAAGTGGGTATGCGCAGGCGGACCGGGCGGGCAGGGCGCGTGCGTGAATTCGCAAATCGGCGCGAATTCGTGCGTGTGGTGATCGGTCTCGCCGCTCCAATCGGTACGGCCGTCAGTGGGATGTTTGATTGTCATTCGGTCGGAATCGGGCCGCGATTGTGATCGCGCATCTCGTCGATGGTGTAGACGTCATTGACGTAGAAGACGCCCTGCATGAACCCGAGCCAGCGCATCAACTTCTCGCGCTGACGGCCATAGGCGGCATCGGCCTCGATGAACGCGATGCTATCGAAGGTCGGTAGACCGTCGTGCCCGAGAATCGCCTCGGTCACCATGTGCACGTACGACTTCACACCCTGATACTCTGTCACCATCGCGCGCATCTTGGGAATCATGGTGAGCAGATGGCCGAGCCCGTCGCCGTGGCGCCGCTGGCGTCCAGTCTCCAATTCGCGCAACAAGCCTTCGTAGCGATCGAGCAGCTCGAGGATTTCGGCATCGGTCATGGTCAGTCCACCTCGATGACGACTTCAACCGGGACGTACTTCACGAGCCGGATGGTGCGTTCGTACTTGGATCGCTTGGTGATGGAGCGCCTCTTTGTACGCTTCGGCGCGATCGCGTCGGACAAACGCGAGCGGGATCATCCCGAGCGGGGTCATCGCTTGTTTGAGACCGATGCCGCGTGCGGCATCGTTTTAGCATGATCCCGACTCCTTGTTCGTGGTTGTTGCACGCCTCGGTGGTTCGCACCCGCCGAGGCGTGCGTGTGTACGGGGTCAGCCGCGCGGCTCGACCCGGTGTTGCGCGAGCCACGCATTGAGATCGACCACGCGATAGCGGATCGTGCGACCAAGGCGGTAGTACGGCGGGCCCGTCTCGTTCATGCGGGCATGGCGCAGCCAGGACCACGAGAGGCCGGTGTACATGGCGGCGTCGTGTTCCGTGACGGAGGGCGCGCCCGGCTTCGAGAGCCGTCGCCGTGGGGGCGTGGTGGTGGTGGGGTCCGGAATGCGCATAGTGGCGGTTACTATGCGCCTCCGGATCGGGCGTCCTACGTAGTCGTACATCGCGGCGGGTGCGTCCGGCAGCTCGACGACGCGCGGCAGATGGTGGATGTCGGCCGCGTGCGCGTAGAGCCAGACGAGGAACGGTTCGAACAGGGGACAGACCCAAATGCGGTGCTTGCTGAGATCGTTGACGGCGTGACCCGAGGGAGTGACGAGTAAGGTCGCGCCCTCACCGGTTTGCAGATCGAGGACGAGGAAATGTTTATCACTCCAGCCGACCTGTCGGAGCAACGCCGTGCGGCGTAACGGCGGCGTTAAGGTATCGATATCCGATTCGCGCAACCATTCGGTGTCGAAGCGGCCGATCAAAAACTTGCCCCAGTTGATGCCGTTGGTGACTTCGACAATCTGTGTGGTCATGGTTACCTAGTGCTAAGTATACCTCGGCGCAGGGCAGTCAGACGTCGCTGGGGGTCTCGAGTAAGCGCGCCAAGATTTGGCGCATCTCGCGCATCAAGCCGATCATCGCCTGTAACGATTGATTCCCCGCGCGCATTGCCTCGATTTCTTTCAGTTTGTGCTCTTCGATTTGGCCGTGGAGATCGAGGAGTTGATGGATGAGGCCACGTTCGTCATCGGTCATCAGGTTGTCTCTCATTCTGGGTGGGCATGATTGGCCACGTCCCGATATCCGCTGCTCCACCCGGACGACGACCCCAGATACGGCGACGAGTGAGCGAGCGGTAAGGATGTGCGCGCGGCAACGGGGGAGGGGAAAAATTCACCGCGACGCGACGGTCACAATAGCATGACGATTGCGTCGCACAACATTCATAATGCACGAATAATTTTTTGACCGGGGAATCCCCTGACGACGATCCGGGCAATCCCGGATCTCACAGGGACGAGCGGCGTGTGTGTGTAACGACTTTGTTAATCAAGGCGGTGCGCCGGTCAGCGACGCTGAGCAACCACTCGGTGATCCACGCTTCGCAGAACAGCATGTTGCGCCCGGCACCGAATCGCACGCACTGCAGCTCCCCGCGCCGCACGGCGGCGTACAAGGTCTTGGGATGCACGCCCCCGGCCCACGTCGCGGCCGCATCCGCCGTCTTTTTCCATTCCATGGTGTGCCTCCTTTGACACTTTTGAGTGTCGCTGATCCCTACTGGTGTGCCACGTACTGCGACATGGCGCAGCGTCATCCACTTGACAGTCTTACCTGCGCTAGGTAAGATTGGCCGCATGAAACTACAGCGGTTCACGGTGATCCGGCACGGGCTCGAATGCCTGCGCTGTGGTCATCACTGGGTGCCCCGGCGACCCATCGATACCATCCGAATCTGCCCGCACTGCAAGAGCGTGCGGTGGGATATTCCCAAACGAAAGAGTGCGTGATGCGCGACCGACGACACAACGACGGGATTCGCAAGGTCTGCAAGGGGTGTTCACCACGTGCGTGGGCGAAGTGCGAACACTCGTGGTACTTCAACTACAAAGAACACCGGTTCTCGGTCGACATGGAGATGGGCACGCACATCGCGTCGAAGACGGAGGTCGAGGCGTTGGCGGTGGAATGGCGCAAACAGATCGATGCAGGCACGTTCGTGCGCAGCAAGCATCGATCCGCGCCACCGCCGGAGTTGTCGGTACCTGTCCCGACGCCGCCGCTTGAGCTGCCGACGCCGGTTGTCGAGGTCCCGCCTGTGACGGCGATGACCTTCGATCAATTCCGGAAGCTGTATGGGGAGATCGGCCGGACGAAGAACAACGATCCGATCAGCGCGAACGATCGGAGCTGTCTCGGTGTCTTCTCGCGCTTCGTGATCAGTGGCGAGACGATCGGGTCCATGCCGATCACGCGCATCACGGATGATGTGATCGATTTGTTCTTCGGGCATCTCGATGATGCGGGTGGGCGTGATGGCGGGGCGACCGGCTCGACCTACAACAAGTACGTGCAGGCAGTCACGGCGGCGTTCCGGTGGGCGGCCCATTCCAAGCGCGGGTATTTGATCGACAACCCGACATTGGAATGTGAGGCGCTCGTCCGTCGAGACAATGCGAAGCGCGATCGGCGCGTGCTGCCCGATGAGGAAGAGCGGTTACTCGAGGTGGCGAAGGCGACCGGGAACGTGCATCTCGCGCGACTGATCGTCGGCGCGGTGGAGAGCCTTTGTCGCCGAGGCGAGCTGATCAAGTTGCGCTGGCGCGACGTCAATCTGAAGATGCTGCCGTACACGATCACGATTCACGACGAGAACACCAAGACCGCGACCTCACGCGTGATCCCGATTTCCAAACGACTGTTGGCGTGGCTGGACACGATGCGGAAGGATCCGACCGGCCGGGACCATTTGCCCACGGCCTATGTGTTCGGTGACGAAGTGGGGCGCCCGCTCGGGGATGTGAAAACGGCGTGGAGCGTGTGTGTGCTCAAGGCTCATGGATACACGCCGACGTATGCACCCGCGAAGCTCAACCCGGACGGATCGAAGAAGAGCAATAACGGCTTGTCCGAGGCCAGTCGCGAGGCGCTCCGGACCATCGATTTGCATTTCCATGATCTGCGGCACGAGGGCGGGTTGCGGTTGCTCGGGCGAGGCGTGAAGTTGACCGCGATTCAGAAGATGTATGGGCACGCCACGCTCTACCAGACAAGCACGTACTTGCACGCGGATCAGACCGAAATGATCGACGAAATGGAGCGACACGACACCGGGACTTTCGCCCCACCGATCGAACGCGAAGTCCCCCGACTTGCAAAAAACTTGCAAAAACGGGGACGTCGAGCATCCGCTAATTTTGCAACGGACACCATGAAGTTGGCGGTAAGTCACTAAGTATCAATAAATTAGTCCCCGTAGCTCAGTGGATAGAGCGTCCGCCTCCTAAGCGCTACGGAATTATGGAGCCCCGTGGTTTTCTTAGTAAAATCACGGGGTTTTGTG